GAAGTATCTAAAGATAAAAAGTCAGATAAAAAAAGCGATTCAAAAAAAGAAGAGCAAGATGACAATGAGGATGATGACGATGAGGATGACGCTGATGACGATGATGAAGAAGATTCTCCATTTAAAACTTTTGGTAAGTTTTTAGATGAAAGTGGAATCGCTGATTTTGACGAAGAAGAGTTTGAAGATTCTGAAAAAGGTTTACTTACTATGATTGATAAAACAGTCGAAAAAGCAGTAAACAAATACAAAGAGTCCGTGCCAAGTGAGGCAAAAGCGTTCCTTGAATATTTAGAAGCAGGAGGAGATCCTAAAAAATATGTCGAAGACAAACAATCTATGCCTGATTATAAGAGCTTAGATGATAACATGCTTAGTAAAGAATCTGTCCAAAAAGCACTGGTAACTGATTGGATGAGATTACAAGGATATTCTGATGAGGAGGTAGCCGAGCAATTGAAAGACTACGAAGAGTCTGGATTACTTGAAAAACAAGCTAAAAGAGTTTTACCTAAGTTAGCTGGAAAACAACAAGAGTATGAAGACGGACTTGTAGAAGGTCAAAAGCAGGAGCATCAGAAAAGAATCAAAGATCACCAAGATTACGTTGAAAGTATTAAAAAAACTATTGACGAAAAAGAGGAGATTGCTGGTTTTCAAATACCTCCTAAAAAGAAAGAAGACTTCTTTAAGTACATAACGGAGTCGGATAAAGAAGGAAAGACTCGATTGCTCTCAGATATTGAAGCTGACTCTGAAGCGCAATTGAAAATGGCCTGGTTAATGTACAACAAATTTGATTTCTCCACAATTGAGAAAAAAGTCAAAACAAAAGTTTCGAGCAAACTTCGTGACAGTTTATCAAACCTTGATTCTTCTACGAAGTTGAAAGGTCAAAGTAAAAGAACGAGAAAAGCTAAAGATACTGATGACGTAGACTTATCATCATTTAGGAGACTTCTTTAAATTATTTATTAATCGTAAAAAATTAAAGTAATGTCAGTAAACGGATTACAACTTTATAAAACGAAATGGAACTCTGGTTTTACAAAACAAAACCACCTTTCAAGAGCGTTTTTAACAGAACCAGAGGTTATTAGTACAATCGTACACAGAATCTTTGGTATGCAAGGGCAAAACCCTTTACAATATTTGACTTCTGGAATGGGAAGATCAAAAGAATTAGGAAACCGTGAGTATGACTGGTTTTTACAAGGAGATGACGAAAAAGCGATTAAAATCGTTGGTGTTTTAGCTGGTGCTAATGCTGGTCTTAATAAGCAATCTTTCCAGGTTCTTTTGGAAGAAAAATGGTTCGCTAATCAAGATGTTTTAGTATTCGACAACAGAGAATACCGTGCTCGTGTAATGGAAGATCCATTTCATAATGGTCAAGGATGGGTTTATACTCTTAAATTGACTGGTAACGATGCTACAAAATTTGTAGATCCTGCGTTATTACAAGTTGGTAAACAACTTTCAAAAGAGTACACAACTGTACCTGAATTTTCAACTGGTGGAAATACTACTTTCTCTACTCCGTTCAAAATGAGAAATCATTTAACGACTTTGAGAAAGTCTTACACAGTTACACGTTCTGCAGCGACTGACGTTTTAGTTATCTCATTAGCAAATCCAGAAGATCCAAAAAAATCTACTCAATTATGGACTAAGTTCGCTGAGTGGGAAGCTATGGCTCAATGGTACAGAGAGGTTGAAGCTTCTTTATGGTACTCTGAGTACTCTTCAACTCCAACAGGAACTACAGATATGTTAGGTAACAATGGTTTACCAGTATTTGAAGGAGCTGGTATTCGTGAGCAAATTGCTCCAGCGAATAAACGTTACTACTCTGAATTGACTGAGAACATCATCCGTGATTTCTTAATCGATTTATCTTACAATGTTACTCCAGAGTCTGACAGACACTTTGTAGCATTTACAGGTGAATACGGATTTGCTGAGTTCGACAAAGCGTTGAGAGATTCAGTAAACCAATACCGTCTTGTTGATTCAGTATTCGTTACTGGTAAAGGTCAAGATTTGAAATTAGGTGGACAATTCAAAACTTATGAAGGATTGAATGGTACTAAGATCACATTGAAACATTTACCATTGTACGATAACACTGTTCGTAACAGACAGGTACACTGGAAAACTGGTAGACCAATTGAATCATACAGATTTACTATCTTAGACTTCGGTACTCAAGGTGGAGAATCTAACATCCAAAAGGTGTACAAAAAAGATTCAGACATGATTATGTGGCATGAAGCTGGATCAATCGATCCTTACGGAAATCCTGCAAAATCTGTTGGAACAATGAGATCATCTAACTTAGATGGTTACTCAGTACACATGTTGTCTGAGTGTGGTATTATGGTTAAAAACCCATTTGCGTGTGGTGAATTAATCTGTACAGCTACTAAGTAAGCAGAAAATAAAATAAGGGCTGGGCTGAGATAGTCCAGCCTTATTTAAAAGAGAGAGAAATTAATATTCATAGAGATAAAAGGAAAAAGAAATGTTAGAGGATAACACAGAAAATCAAGAGGGAATGGATATAATCCCTAAAAAAACAAAAGCTAAAACTCCTTCAGCAGTGGCAAAAGCAGTTGCAGCAGTTAAAGAGATGCCTACTTCTGCTAAACCAGTAGAAATAGATGTAAACGCATCAAATATCTACCAAAACAGAAAGGTAGTAATTAAAGCAAAAAGAAAAGAAACATGGTCTGGATTTACAAGATTTCCAAAATGTAAGGATACTATAACAGCTTCTCAAGGTAGAGGTGGGTTCCACACTGGATTATCTAAAGCAGCTCAAGCTCAATTAGAAGCTGATTTGTTTTTAGAAAAAGACATGTTATCACCTTATAGTAAATACTGGGTAGAATATGCTATTCATATTTATGATAAAGAATTAGAGTTGGATTTAATGAATCCAAAAGATGTTCTTGATTTCCACATCTGCATGCAGAGTAAGCGTGTAGCTAACTCAATTAATGAGATGGAAGATTGGCCGAATGCTGAATACGTAGTGTATGATGCCGAAGAAGATGCTAAGAAAGATAATCAAGAAGTACGTGAAAGACGAGCTGCTTTCGGTAAGTTTAGTAAAATGTCTGTAGCAGAGATGAAAGATGTTCTTAAACTTAGAGGAGATAAAGCTCAGAATATGTCTCACACTATGATTGAAAATGCTGTTGATAAACTTATACAAGAAGATCCTCAAGCTTTCAATGCTATTGTAAATCTTTCAGGATTTAAAACAAGAGTTTTAATTGAAGATTTACTTGCTATTAATGCGATTAGAAAGAACGGTTCTCACTACCTTGTAGGAGACGAACCAATTGGACATGATATTGAATCAACAGTTCTTCACTTAGAAGACCCAAGAAATCAAAATTTGTTAATATCTTTGAAGAATAAATTAGAAGCTTACGCATAATGACAGTAACAGAAATGCATATCACGTATAAATTGCTTTTAGATAAAGCAGATACAAATAATTACCCTGACATTGAGCCAGAGGAAATTGATTTGTTTTTAAATCTTTCACAATCAAGATTTGTAAAACAACGATATGGCGTTACTAATCCTAAGCGTGCTACTTTTGAATCAACGCAAAAGCGTACAGATGATTTAAGAGAAATAATTAAAAACGCAGAATTAACAGTACCAACTTCACAAGTAACAGACAATAAACCTAATGGGTTTTTTGTCTCGTTACCTGCAGATTATTGGTTTATGATAAATGAAGAAGTAAGCTTAAAGGCCCCTGGATGTAATCCGATTACCCCCGCTTCAGGTAGTTTAAAGGACCAGACAGCTTATATCGTCACGAGTGGAACAATTACCTTCAACTCTATTGACTATACTAAAGGAAAAGTTTTTGTAACTAATGTAGGTATTCTTACTTACACAGGAACAGGAGTTTTTCGTGAGGTAGAGTTAAAAAGGACTGGAGTCAGGCCTCTACAACATGACGATTATAACAGAGTGGTGACAGATCCATTTAACAAGCCTTGGAAGAACCAGGTCCTGAGACTTATGTTAGATGATAAAGTTGAACTACTCACAGATGGTTCTTTTGAACTGGAAACATATTTTTTTAGATACATTAAAAAGCCAGTAGATATTAAGTTATCAACTTCGACTAATTGTGAGCTTGCAGAACAAACTCATCAAGAAATCGTAGAAATGGCAGTTTCAATGACTCTTGAAAATATTGAAAGTCAGAGGTATCAAACTCAACTTAATGAGTTGAACAAACAGGAATAATTATTAATCGTAAAAATTTTAAAAAATGTCACACGATAGAACACTTAAAGTTTTAGTAAGTAACAGAGTAGCTGCACAGACAGGTACTACTCCAGCTAACTTAGCAGAAGGTGAATTTCTTTTATTAAAAAGAGATGGAACTGCGTTAGGTGCTGCTGAGACTATCTCTGATTCAGATGTAATCACACCAGTAATGGGAACTAATGTTTTAGGAAGCCCTAAATTTGGTCAACCACTTCAGGGTGCTAATGTACGTAAGTACCAAGGTATCGCTCCAGCTGCTGCTGTTGAGCAAGTAACTTATATCGGTGAAAACGGTACTTCAGGAGACATTACTCCTTTAGCTTCTGCATTGTTATTTTCAATGCACATCAATTTCACTCACGATAAAGGGCTTTTCTCTGAGAGACAATACAGAAGAAGTTTTTCTAAAACTTATACTGCTACTCCAACTGGAGCAACTCTTGAGACTGATTTCGTAGCTTTAATTAATGCAGACCAAGTATGTGCTACATTATTAACAGCTGCTGCTATGGCAGGTGATGCTGGGATTAGCTTAACTGGTAAAAAAGTTACTTTCAATCCATTAGACGGATATGAGCAAGTTTCTTTTGAAGTTTCTTTAGATGAAGGATTCGATACATTAGCTTCTCAAGTTGATGAGTTTGGATACCTTTACAATGTAGCTAATCCTAACGGAACAACTACTGGTGCTGCTTCAAACGGACCAAGTCAAGGTGCAGGTACTTACGAACTAATTGCTACATTGGAAAATGATGCAGTAGGATACGATGGTGCTTTAAACCGTACTGGTTTCCCAATTCCAGTTCCTTACACAGCTGCTAAAGCAGGTGCTTCGTACAATGTTTATGTAATTGAATTTGATGATGTTCACGAAAGTGCATCTTTAGATAGAGCAATTGCATCTCCATCTACGTTATTGATCGCAGTAGAAGAAAGTGCTACAGCTAACTCTCCAGCAGAGTACCTTGAAGCACGTTTAAATGCTTACATGGCTTCTACGCCTAAAGCTTTCCCAGCGATTACATTGTAAGAATTAAATTTCTATTTTTATACAGA